GCCATATTGGTCTAGTCATAATCTCATCGTCTATATACCATTTGGAATTCCAAACAAAATCGCCTAGTACGCTTTTGTCAGGGTGTATATTTCTGAGGGATTCATGGGATATCTTTTCTAGGTTAGAACCCTCTAGCTTTGTGCTTAGACCAACTGTTATATCATCACCATTTACGGCAATGCCTTGAATAAACTTATCAAGTTTATAGCGAGAAAAGGCATTTATGATATCCAGTACATTCACAAAACCATCACCTAAATTCGTAAATTTAGATCCAGATGGCATCCCGCCTGTGCGCGATAATATGCCTTCCGGCATGAGTAGGTCTGCCTTCTGTAAGTATTCAACAATAAGGTCTGAAAATTCATACCCTTCTACAAAATACTTAACCATCAGTTCTAGCTCTGATGCAGTAACGCATGAGTCAAATTGACTTGCGTCCAAGTTTACCCACTCCACCACATCTCCTCGTGCCCTGACCCATTTGCCGAACTCCTCGGGTTGGGTATAAAACACGAACACATCGTGATCTGGAGAAATGGAAGCCTGTGTGTTATTTAGCGCACTATCAACAGCCTCGCATTCTAATAGCCAGTGCGAGATTGGGGTACCCCACACCAATCTTACTTTCGGATCATCCGGTTCAGACTGTTGAGTTCTGACGCCAGGGAGAATTGACCAACAGTTTTCCAGTATTGGATTAGGTTTTATCTTTTCATCTACGTACAATTGAGCATCAGATAACGCATCGCGTTTGCTACCCATGCTAGGCATGCCAGCACCTTTTGCTAAACTACGTCGATTCCTTTCCAAACTGAGGTCCAAGTTATAAGAGTCAGATGACTTCCATGGATGTGAATAATTGTCTAGGATATCCAAAGAATATGGAAGCAAATCTTGTATACCCACAAAATGTTCACATTGTTCTTTCAGTACAGAATATCTGTACGTCGAGCGTGGCCACTCCACCCTCTCTTTATACTTCTTCTCGATTTCGTCGAGGCCGCTAGGTAAGACGGTCGTTCGAAATGCTTTAGTTACTACAGGCATAACAAATTTTCGAACGCGTTCTGCTATCTTCCGCTGTACTATTCCGGTATTATCGATAGTCAGCATTCGGAGATACTCAGTTACCTTGGGACTAACAGGTTCACTACGTGTTCCCATTAGCATCACCTACAAGAAAAGAGTTTGTATCCAATCGAATACTAAGTATGCAATCAGTACA